AATATGCCAGCCCTGTCCCAGAACCTTCTCTTCCACGCCTTTGTTAATGTTGTACTGCACGCCCACATATCCGGCCGGAATGACCTGAATATTAATCGCAAACATTACAACCACCAGCACCATAATAATTCCTGCAATAACTCCTCCAGTTTTTGTGTTATTCATTGTTTGTCTCCTTTTCTTTTTCTTTTATATTTTCATCTGCTAACCTCTTTTTCAGCATCAGGTAATATTCCCCGATTGCCGGAAATAAAGGTAACAGGAGAATCCATGTTATCGCCATAATGCATATGACTAATATTCCCAGTGTTAAATACATCTTGTTCTCCTTTCTCTGCTGCCCTTGGCAGCGGATGTACTATTCTTGCATATATTTCGTTTGCCATCACCTCCGGATGACGGTTTTCATACGCCTGCCTTGCCGTTACACTTGCTTCGCAGGCGTGCTGATATTTACTCCATAAAATCAGCTTGTTCAAATACTTACCATCCTCTTTGATCGTTCCGTTGTATTCGCAGTCCGGGCGATCACAATGAAAGCAGTCCGGCCACTTGCAGTCTGTTAATTTTCTGCTCATGTGATCACCTTTTCTTCCTGCTGCCGTCCATGTTGTATTCTGACCGGCTCTTGTAAAAGCTGCATTTTTCCTCGCAGCTGCAATAAAGTTTCTTCAACGCTCTGCACCGGCTCTGGATTGGCTTGTTGCTCATACCATCATAATGGATACAGCACATCTTGATTTTTGCCATTGTCTTTCTCCTTTCGATAATTTCAATAAAGTCTTCCGCCCATTAGCCGGCGGATAACATTTTCTCTGTCCATGGTGCCGTCCAGATTCTTCGGAACCTTCGAAAAATACTTCTCTGCTTTCTTCCGGCTCATGCCGATCCGGTCAGCTGCCAGTTCCGCTGTCAGCGCACTTTCCGGAAATAACGCTTCGTATTCCTCCTGCAGCGCACACTTCAAACGCTTGTCCAGCGCAGGATTCATATGCACCCCTTCCGGAGACATGTTATGATGATACGGGCAAAGCCGTATCAGATTCATCGCAACGTCTGGTCCGCCTTGGGAGCGGAACACGATATGATGGCTGTGACATCCCTCATGGATGCAGCCGGGGATTTCACATCTATGCATCATCTTCCTCCTTCGTGTACAATGGACTGCTGCCATCCAGAACACTCTGTTCGGTTTCGGTAAGGCTGAATCCGTAATCTTTCAGGATGGCTGCCATTTCCAGAAGTCTCCCGGCATTTTCCTTGTCGTATTTCCCATTATGGAATACGGAGTATGCATATTGGATCTCAGACCATGCAAAGATCAGCATCTGTTCTCCTCGCGGTATGGATTCTGTTTTCTCTTTCATCAGCTCTGCATATTCATCCGGATCATCTTCCACTTCCTCCGGGATATCCCAGTCAAAGAAATCCTCCAATACCACATAAGATATACTTGGTTCTTCTTTCAACAAAAAATTCCAAAGGGCATCCGTTATTTTTCCTGTCCCTCCGATGCTGTCTCCCCATCTCTTCTCTGTGATCGTTCTGTAAATAAGTGCTCTCATACTTTCTACAATCTGCTTGCACTGCTTCCGGATCCATTCTGTATTCTCCCCCTGGAGCTGTGCTTTTGATCGTGCTGCATTCTGCTCCGCAGAGGTTTCTGTGCTCTGCTCCTGCAGTTCTCTCTTCTCCATCACATAAGCCCATCCATATTCCTCCTTCCACCCCATTTCCTTGTCTGTCTCTAATAACTCCAGCTCCTGCAGTTCCTGTTCAAAGTCTTCGTCTGTTTTAAACTTCGCCGACAGGTTTATGCTCCTTGTAATCTTCCATCCATTGGACCATGCTGCTGTTCCCTTTGGTGCCTTTTCAATGTCAAGTGCCTGCATACACTCTGCAAATCTCTCCAGACGTTTTTCTTCTTTCTCCTCATCTGCTGCCTGATCGGCAAGGTATCGGAGGTTGCTGCTGCCGGTTGCTTTCTTCAGTACCTCATTTCTTTTCTCTACACTCTCAATCTTCTCCAGGGCGTACATATCGGCCATGGTGAGCTGGAAGCTTTCGTCCTCCTCTTTCTCCTGCAGAATGTCCCCGTCCAGCTTGGCGATATTGAGCCGATGGTAGATCGTACTCTTGCTAAAGCCGGTCTTTTCCCTGATATCCTCCACGGAGTCTCCGAGATCCAACATGAGCTGGAAGCTGTCCCCCTGCTCTTTGATGGTCAGATCATTCCTCTGCATATTCTCCTCCAGCATGATGGCGATCTGGTCTTTCTTGGAAAGCCCTGTGACGATCCGGCAGGGAAGAGTCTTAAGCCCCGCCTGCTTTGCCGCCTCCATCCGTCGGTTGCCGATCAGCACATAGAATGTCGCATCCATTCTGATCTGTGACATGCCCGGCTGCTGCTCCACCGGAAGATCTCTGCATTCCTGCGGGATGATCGTCAGATTCTGCATGACGCCCTTCTTGCCGATGCTGTCCGCCAGCTCCGTCAGATCTCCCAGCTCCTTTCGTGGATTGTCCGGATGATGCTCAAGCTGGCTTACCGGCATCTGCAGCACCATCATTTTTATATTTTCTGTCATATGATTTATCCTTTCCGCCCTTCGGCTATCTCTTATCATCAATGGTCTTTTCCCACATCTTCGGGTCTCTTTCGCCCTGCTGCCCTTTTTCCCGTTCCTTGCGCATCCAGTCTGTATAAGCGTGATGCTGTTCCGGTACCACGCGGATGGCATGACCTGCTGCCGCTTTGAGAAGCTTGTCGATCAGGTCAGCATTCTTTGTGTTTTGATACTCCCGCTCTGCTGCCGACTGGAACCGGCAGAGGTTGAAGCCCCCGGCGAGATACCCGCTCGCCGCATGAATCTCCAGATTAAATCTTCCCCTTAGATGTGACAAAGCGATTCTGGAAATATGCAGGATCGCACGATTCTGCGTGGTATTTATTACCTCACCGTGATGGACGGCAGTATAAGTCCGTCCCTTAACCATCGTCTCCAGTACGATGGAGTAGGAAGCACTCCCCTTTTTCAAAGACCCTTTCCATTCCATATCAATATATATTTTGACCGGTTTCAAACTGCTGTCCGCTTTATCGGACGTCGTTTTTGTCTCCATGGTTTTCACCTCTTTCTTTTTCAAACGTGAATATATGTAAAATCCTCCCGTCAGGTCAGATATATAAGTCTTGGAATCAATATACCGGCAGGAGCCCTGAAAGATCTTCTCCATCATCGGACCCATATCATCCCCGGCAAGAACCAGGTCCCGCATCTTTCTCCTGGTGAGCTTGGTCACATTCTCCCGGACGATCGGTTTCTTGAGATTCCTGGAATGCTGGATCAGATGCCTTCCGTTTGATTCCAGCTTGCAGATGTATCGGGCAAAGCCCTCCAGCCCAAAGTCATCGTCCGGATCGGCATATTTACTCTCTACTCTGCCTTTTGTCCATTTGCTTTCCGCCACATCTCTGTCCATGGCAGACATGATCAGATGGTGATGGATCCGCACCTTGTTCGTGGGTCCATCCACATACTCGATCACATATATGTATTTCAACGGCGTCATCCCCTGCTTTTTACGATAACGGCCGATGGCTGCTAAATAATTCTTGATATCTTTCCGGGCACGATCCAGGGTCGGATACTCTCCATCCTTATATGTCAGTGTGACGATCAGATCACCGGCACGGAAATTGGTGTTGATGATCCGGATATATTTCTTCCGGCGGTTCTTCTGATTCAGACGCTTCTGTGCCTCCCGGCTGGTCCGATACTTCTCCACCCTGGGTACATCCTTCCGGTTCAGATAGACCGGATAGATATTACTCTCCACATAATCCCCGGAAATGATCCTCTGCAGCATGATCCGGCAGGATGCCAGCGCCTTCATGCGTCTATCCACCCTCTCTGCTGCCGTCTCTTCTCCCAGCACAGAGCTGTCATAACAATCCTCTATCTTTAACTGCCCGTCTCTGCTGACCGGCAGGGGGCTTATTTTCCATTCCTTTCCATACACATCTTCGAAGTCATACTGATGGTACGTCTGCTTTTTCTTCATACGGCTCATAAGAATCCTCTGTGCTTCGTTTTATAATACTCATTACAAGGTCGCCAAAGGGCTTATAACCCTTGGCATTCCTTGACTTTTCAACGCCTATGCCGTATGATTAGATTGTTGGTGTCATACGACATTTTCCGAGGGCGGCTCTGCGACAGCTGCTCTCTTTTTTCTTGTTCTCTGCCGGACGTGCTGCAGGCTCTCCTCGTCCCGGTACGACAGAATAATGTCCTGCTCCGGGCGGCGGTACTCCTGCCGGAGCTGTCCATCCGGCAATACATAATAATCAAAACAGATCTGTCCTTTAGTTACCGTGCCAATGTACTCCAATTCTGTCGGTATATATGGACGCACCGAGGGGATGTCCTCCTGATCTACTCTCTGCTGCCATTCCGGCGGAAGCTTGTCCGCCTGCTCTGCCGGTTTGGTACCGGCGGCGTAAAACAATCTAACATCTTCCAATATATCCCTCCTCAAATTCAGGCGGGATCTGTATCTGCAGAATAGCTGCGATCCTGGTTACCTTGGATGCATCGTCACCCTCATCCGCCACTACCTTTGCGACTGCCTCAAGCAAGTATTCCTTGCACTGCAGGTTGCTATAATATTCCGCATCGATCTTCACTTTCTTTCCTGTCGTTCTCTCCGCTTTACTATTTCTCAATAAATTCATCATTTTTTCCTTTCTTTGATCAAACTTTCATTTCCTGTCAGTCTTAAATATCAAGACCCGTCTTTTCCTTCATTCTGCTGTAATAAAACTTTACATCATGCCCTTCCGGATCCAGATTCACTTTGACGTATTCATTTACCATGTACGCCATGATCAGATCTGTGCGTCCTGTCCCTTTGTTATTGGAGGCAAATCCAAAATATTCATTCAAAACCATAAACATCACGGCGCCGGACGATATGAAATATTCATCCCTGACGCTGCCATATATGGTCTCTGTCAGACTTTCTACCTTAGGTCTGATCTGTGCTGCTTGAATCCTTTCCTGCAGTCTGCCGGCATAAAACTCCAGATTAAATCTTGTTGCCTCCTGATCAAACTTCAACGCCTCCTGATTGATCTGTTTCACCATTCTCATAAGACGTTTATCGCGGAAACCGAATTGATCATAAAGGACATTGATGATAATGCAGGCAGCCAATGTCCTTCCGTCCATTCTGCCCTGCTCTGCTGCCCTTCTGGCTTCTCCATCCGGTGCCTTTCGGTGTTCCGCTTTCCGACGTTCCTTTCTCTCCCGGCGGATCGCTGCTCTCTTGGCACTCATTACTTTTCCTTTCCTCGCCGGGCACAACAAAGGATATATCCATTTTGTTTATGGCATCAAACTTGGTCTTTTTGTTGTAAATTGTTGTTAAACTATAGGGAGGTTTTGGATATATCCTCTGTTGCACCCGGCGCCATATCTTATATTTCTCTTGTCTCCGGATCTGCTTCACCGAACTGAAAGTCTGCTCTTCTCTTCACTGCGTGAGGATAAAAAATGTCGTGCAGATCCAGCCATTTATCTTCGGTCGCATTTCCGATTGTATGAATCCCGCCGTTCATCTCATCATCCAGAATGCGTACAGACCTGTTCTCCAGCCAATCCCAGCTTGATACTCCAACCACATCCATGATCCGCATAAGAGCTACCACTCCTCTGGCTTTCCCTTCAAAGTTCGTCGCTCCAACATGACCTCTTCCGAGCGGATATCCAGTGATTATTTTCGTAAAGTGTTGGTTTTCTCTCCATCCCTGCAGCCACAATTCAAACTGCAGGCGACCATAATCATCAAATTCAATGACGGCTTTTGTGATCACTGCCATACATGTCTCTTTCATATGTTCTTTCCTTTCCTGCTTGTCCGGCAGGCACAGCGGAGGGCGCATCTAATATGTTTGTAGAACATTCTGTTTGGGGTAATCTGTAATTATTACTATAGGAAAAAGGATTCCGATACGCCCCCTGCTATGCCTGCCACTCGCCTTTATGCTGTTGTCTTTTTACCTGATGGTGTGACTCTGGTATATCCAAGCCCCTCCATCATTGCGTCTGCCAACTGTTCCGAAAAATTCTTCCGGATAATGTCCTGTTCCTCCTGGGGCAGATCTTCCACGTTGACATATTTACCATCCCGTTGGATGAAAAAACGGTTCTTTACCTCTGGTTTTGCTTTTTTTGCCATATTCATCACACTCCTTCCCTTTATCCTATGTTGATGGGATTGTTCGGGTGTTTGACTTCCCTGCGTCCACTAAACCATTCCACAATATTGACTTTTCTCTTGCTTTCTCCTATTCTATTTACAAACATTTCAAATTAAGGAGGTTTCCGCATGATTATGACCAATCATTACCGCAAAATACTCAATTATATCTACAAAAAACACACCGTTTCATATCTGGATCTCAAAAAGAGATTTAAAGGAAAAATCTCCATTGAGGACCTCCAACAGCTTATGTGTCAGCAATACATTGAAAAATCCGGCGGGAATATGACCGTATACGGTGGTCCAGCAGATATAGATATCAATTCCATCTTTTATCTAGATCAACTTGGTATTGCAGAAGTCGAAAGCAAACAATGGTTCAATCTGCAGTTTGTTTTATTGCAGATCATCCTCCCCATTGTAATTGCAGTTATTTCCACCCTTCTCACAGTATTCCTAACAGCCATGCTATCGCCATTCCTATAAAACTCCCTACAATCCCGCAGGTAATTCCAATCGCAATCTCTTCGGAATACATCCTTAAAAAATCCAATAATCTTTCCATCTCTTCTATCCCTCCTCTCATTACCGTTCTAATCCGGATACTGAACCAACATTTCCAACGTAAGTTTTGCTTTCCCTGGTTCTAATCTTGAATTCACATCAATATTGTAATTTTCTACATATCGAAGCTCCTGATCATCGAGTTTGATTTTGTACTCTCCGTCATTCTTTTCTACGGAAAGCTTCATTGGATTTTTACCATTCATTTTTGTTTCACCTCTTAATCTTTAAAACATATATCAAATTTAATTTGATTTCCTGGGCAAAAAAATATTGTCTAAGGGAATCTTATAGAGCTCACTTAACTGTCTACTCTGCTGCATTTTAGGCTCTGTCTTTCCATTCTCCCAGTTATTAATTGTCTGCTTACTTACAGATAACGCCTTAGCTACGTCATATTGTGTCATTTTTGCATTGACTCGAGCCGCCGCTAAGCTAATTTGTAGCTTCTCCAACGTTCTTCACCTCCTTGTCTTGGTTATAAATATAAATCAAATTAAATTTGATGTCAATACTATAATCAAACTTTTTTTGACTTTTGGTTGATTTTGTTCAAATTTTATTGTATTATCATTTTAAAGAAAGCGTGGTGATACTATGACTGACGAACAGCAAAAAATGATTTTTTCAAACAATCTTACAACATTGCTGCAAGAACACGACAAAACACAAAAAGAAGTTGCTGAAGCAATAAATGTTTCCCCGCAAACATTTAATACCTGGTGTAAGGGTATTGCGCTACCGCGTATGGGAAAGGTTCAATTACTAGCTGACTATTTTAATATCAAAAAATCTGATTTGATAGATGAAACAGATGATACACATACTCCGGATTATTATCTCAATCCGGAAACCAGCAAAATTGCACAGGAGATTTACGACAACAAAGAACTTTCCCTTCTTTTCGATGCAGCCAGAGATGCTAACCCTGAAGATCTACAAACAGTCCATAGTATGTTGATGGCTTTGAAACGGAAAGAAAATGGACAATAATATAGGGGGTGAGGCTTCTGGATGATGTAAATGTACAAGTTTTAGACTTCGGAAATTCAATTCCGGCAACCGTAACTATTAACGAAGATGGGAGTTTTAGCATCTTTTTGAATGCACGTCTTTCCTACGAACAACGTATGCAGGCATATCTGCATGAAATGCGACATATTCAAAAAGATGATTTTTTTACTCACAATACTGTAGAAGAGAAAGAATTGCATAACAAACACTGAATTACACATATATCATTAAAATATTATATATTTACATGAAAGGAAGATTATTATGGATTTTACTGAAGAAATCAAACAATTTGCACAAAGAATTATTACCATGACTCCTTCTATTACCAACGAAGAGTCTACAAAAATGTCAATGATTATACCTTTTTTCCAATTATTGGGTTACGATGTTTTTAACCCTAGTGAATTCTATCCAGAATACACAGCTGATGTTGGCATTAAAAAGGGAGAGAAAGTCGATTATGCCGTTTTAAACAATGGAACACCAGAGATATTAATTGAATGTAAATGGTGTGGAGAATCTCTTACCAAACACGATTCACAGTTATTTCGTTATTTCGCAACTTGTCCCGCTAAATTCGCAATACTCACAAACGGATTGTGCTACAAATTCTACACAGATCTGGATGAAGCAAACAAAATGGATATGACTCCATTTTTAGAAATCGATATGACAAACTTACGGGATACATCAGTAAATGCATTAAAAAAGTTTTGCAAGGATTCCTTCGATAAGGATTCCATTTTCAGTGTTGCTTCTGAGTTGAAATACTCTAGTTTAATTAAAGATTGGCTACGTAAGCAGTCTACAGAAATCAGTGATGATTTTGCCAAAACCATTTTATCTGATATTTATGATGGTTTAAAAACTCAAAAGATTATTGATAAATTTAAGCCTATTATTCAGAAATCCTTCAACACCTATATAAGTGATCTGGTAAACCAAAAAATCTCATCAGCCTTAGAACCTGATAGTAATGATGATAAAGCAGAAGAAATCGCAACCACTGAGGAGCCGAAAAGCAAAATTTTCACAACCGAAGAAGAACTTCAAGCCTATAATATCATACGCGCTATTTTAACTGAGGAAATCCCCTTAGAGAAGATTTTCTATCGTGATACCGAAAGTTATTTCGGAATCCTTTTTGATGATAACAATCGAAAACCTATATGCCGATTAAACCTTGACACAAAGAAGAAGCAGCTACTGATTCCTGATGAAAATAAAAACTTTACACGTATTTACATAGATAATATTGTGGATATTTACAAATACAAACAGGATTTGCTTGTTTCCGCTAAAAGGTATATGTAATAACTGTAACATGAGTTACACAATTACGATTAACATCCCCCTAGCGGTAGACATTCCCACTATAAGGGAGGCTGTCAAGGCTTGGGGTATTTTTATTAATCATAGCAAGGAGGTAAATACTATGCGTACAGACAAGGAAATATACGGGAAACATTGTATCGGACGTGTGTTGCGAATACTTGATAACCGGACAATCATAACAAGTGCAACCAAGGATAATTTAAAAGTCGGGGATTCTATCATCGTCTATGAAGTAGGTGATGAGATTTTCAATCCGGACGGAACCAAATTATGTAATTATGAATATTGCAAAGATAGTCTTGATGTAATCGAAGTAAATGACTTATATTCAGTCTGTAGAAAAAATGTAATAACTAAAACAAGGGTTTTTGATATTTCCCCTGTTCTCACCACAACAACATACGAAACACTCCCCATTGATAAATCCAGCATAAAACCTTTTGAAGTAAAAAATAACTTGATTACACCGGGAGATCCCGTAAAATTGGCTTGACAGATTTTCATAGAAATGATAAGATGAGGTCACAACAGAAATGGTCGTTGCAAAAATGACTAGTGAAACCCCTCTTATCATTTAGATAAGGGGGGTTTTGCTTTATGTCAGAAGAAATGAATCAGTATGACAAACCTTTTAAAACATACGAACAGCTGTTAGAACTTTTAGAATCCAGAAATTTTATTATCGATGATAAAACATTTGCAATAGGTGTCTTAAAGAATATATCTTATTACACTTTAATTAATGGATATTACCACATATTTGACACGGAACCCGGATCGGACGTTTTAAAAACACCTGTTTCCTTTAACAATTTATATGCCCTGCATATTATAGACAGCAACTTTAGTAATATATTATTTAAATATATTTTAGCCGTAGAACGTTCATTAAAATCAAATATCTCTTATATAGTTTCAAAAACATATGGAGTATATACGGATTTAAGCGATTTGTCTTGTCGAAATCCTGATGATTACTTATGTCGAGACCATTATAGCCGAAGTACAAACATCAGAAATGGCATCCTATCCCAAATAAAAAAGGAGTTAAACAATCGACCAAATCCTATTACCCGACATTACAAAAGTGAAAAAAACCATATACCCCCTTGGATTATCACCTATAATTTACCATTTGGTCTTTCTATAAAATGGTATTCCATTCTAATTGAAGATGACAAGACGTATATATGTGATCAGCTACTACCAATCGATTCTATTTCTTTAGAGCATCGAAAAGAATTATTAGCTAAGTCCCTTTCCCTGCTCAAAGAGTACCGAAATAGTATGGCTCACGGCAATCGATTATTTGTATCGAACATAAATATAGAAATACCGAAAAATCTTATTCTCACTCTCTTTCCTACATTAACGAACAGTGAAGAATATGATTCTGGCATTTCAAAAAATGGAGCCTATACACTTATTTTGCTTTTCTCTATTTTGTTAAATGAACACTATATGATTGAAAATATGTTACAAGATTTACATACATTATTTTCTCCATATAGAAATACCACCATTTCAGGCAAAACTATTTTTGAAATTTTCAATCTTCCCAATGATCTTTTGGAAAGATTACAAATACAATAACAAACAGCCCGGACGGCAATCCGGACTGCTGATAAAAACACTCTGATGTGATACGCAATACATACAGAATGCCCCAAACAAGCATATTGTATCACATCAGAGCACCCGATTCAACGCAACAGGTGTTCTTTTTGTACCCATTTTTTGATAAACATAGGATAAGGATGTGATCGTATGAAACAATTAAAAGAAGTATGCGCCTATATTCGCGTCTCTACTGGCAAGCAGGAGGAGCTTTCCCCGGATAGTCAGCTTCGCCTGATCAAGGAATACGCACAGGCTCATGATATGCTTCTCACCCATGTCTATATGGAGGAGCACGGCATCTCCGGCAAGTCCTCTGAGAAGCGGCCGGCATTTCAGGAGATGATCGCTGCGTGCAAGGACAAAAGCCACCCCTATGATGCCGTTTTGCTCTGGAAATTTTCCCGTTTCGCCCGCAATCAGGATGAGGCCACCTATTACAAGTCCATCCTCCGGAAGAAATGCAATGTGGATGTGATCAGCATCTCCGAACCGATCATTGAAGGAATGTATGGCCGGCTGATCGAGATGGTGATCGAGTGGTCCGATGAGTTCTACCTGGTGAATCTTTCCGGGGAGGTCATGCGTGGAATGACGCAAAATGCTCTAAATGGCGGCTACAACTCCAATCCTCCTATCGGATATACCAAGAAACGTGGCGAGATACCACAGATTGATCCGGAACGGGCGGAGCTGGTCCGCCGTATATTCCGGATGTTTACCGAGCAACATATGAGCCGGAACGATATTGCAAGCACATTAAACCGGCAGGGAATCACAACCAACCGGGGCGGTCGGTGGGAAACCCGGACCGTCACCTATATTCTGGAAAACCCGTTTTATATCGGCAAGATCCGATGGAACTTCTACGATCGGTCGCAGAACCGGCGCAAGGATACCGGAGACGTGATTCTGTCCGATGGGCAGCACGAACCCATTATATCTGCAGACATCTTTGCTGCTGCCGGACGTCTTCTTGCAAAAGCACGCACCACAAGCAGCTTCGGCCAGAAACGAAGCGTCGTGGCTACAAAGCACTGGCTTTCCAGTATGGTCCTTTGTTCCTCCTGTGGTGCTTCCCTGGGATATAACAAGGGCGGCCAGAAGAAACACGCTGCACCATTCTTCCAGTGTTGGAAGCACATCAAAGGAATGTGTGATCACAACTCCTATATCTCTGCTGCCGCCCTGGAACAGATGGTGATGGATGCCATTATCCATTTTGGACAGTCCTTCGACCTGATGTATCACTTCTCAGATGCTCCGCATGCAGACGATACCATATACCTTACCGGGGAGCTTTCCAAACTGTCCGAAAAGGAACGCCGGATCAAAGACGCCTATATCTCCGGCATTGATTCACTGGAGGAGTACCGGGAGAATAAAGCTCTCCTGCAGAAAAAACGGGATGAACTGGAACAGCAGCTTGCCGATACCCATAAAGTAACTCCCATCAAGGAAAGATATCAGCAGATTGATATGAATCATCTTCTGACAGTCCTGCAGGATCCGGATCAGGATTATATTGTAAAGGGAAATTCACTGCGAAAAGTGTTTGATCATTTCGTATATGACAAGGAAGCCGGAACGCTTGACTGCTTCCTGAATACTTCCATCGAAAAGATTTCAAAGTAG